TCTTACTTGATCGCTTGAATAAACGACGGAATGAAGGGCTTTCGACACCGAAGCAGATCCGCTTCCTTGAAAGTCGAGGCTTCCGGAATGTTGGAATGTGGACTTTTGAGAGCGCAAGAAACATGATTGATCGTATCGCAGCGAACGGGTGGAGAATACCACACGGGATCAGAGCAAGCGAATACTTGCCAAACTAAAAAAAGGAGAAAAACAATGAAAACTAACAAATTAACACTTTTAACAGTCGCAACTATTGCGACAGCTACACTAGGGATTAAGGGAGTAAATGCCGATGAGTCTGATCGAGGAATCACGCCAGAGACTGCAACAATTGCAACAAACCAAAGCGGAGAAGCAAGCGGAACTGAATCAGCTATTCCAGCAACGGAAGCAGATCAACCAGCAAATCCTAGCAATGACGCGGGAGCAGGAAGCGCTGAAGCTAAGAATAACGAACGAGAAGGACTTCCAACAACTTTTGAAAAGAGCGGGAATGTGATCGAAGTCAAGAACCCGGAAGTCGTTGTCGATCAGTCAAACGGTACAGGAAAGTATCAACCCTTCAGCGTGGAATATAAGAACGTCCACTTCCCCGACGATCTCGAGATCAACGAAGGCGATAAGGTAACGTTCACGCTTCCTAAAGAAGTAGCATTTCAAACTAGCTTCACGTTTGATGTACACAATCCGGAAAATGCGGTCGTTGGTCAAGCTACCGCGGACAGCACAGCCGGGACTGTTACGACAGTTTTCAACGATTATTTCAAAAACCACCCACTAAACAAACAAATGAGCCTAAAAATGGACGCAAAATGGACTGATAAAGTCGAGAGTGGCAAACCAGTAACCGCGAATTTTAACGGCACAGTCGTAACGGCTCAAATCGGTAAAGAACAAGTGATTGGAAAAGATGAGCTCCTTTCTAAGTGGGGGAGTCAAGATGAAAATGACCCGACGGTTATCAACTGGACTGTACGCGTCAATTATGCACGCAAAGTCCTAAACTATGTGAAAATCATTGACGAAATGAGCGAAAACCAAAAACTAATTGATAACTATTTTGAAATCAAGAATATTGAAAGCCTAGATCCTTGGATCGATAAAGGATCTGCTATGGATCTCGTGAAATCTATTAGTAAGTCAGATCATGGCTTCACAATCACAATGGATCGTCTCGATCATATGATCTATCTAAATTACAAGACTAAATTGACTAATGCTCTTAAGGATTCAACAAACCCGACGAATAAAGTCGAGCTCAAGGCCGAAACTGACGGAGCTATTTCGTATAGTTACGTTCAACTTGTCGGAGGTCGTGGGGACGCTTCGGGCGAAAATAAACCCGCTCCAGTCTTTGAAATCCCTAAAGAGTCGCCTAAAGTGGAGATCCCAGAGTTTGAAGGTGGGATCCCGGGAATCCCAGAAGTACGTGAAAAGCCAGAATACACAGAGCCGATCGGTACAGTACCCGGTGACGCTCCGGTTTTGGATAAACCAGAATGGAAGGGCGGTACAGTACCGTTTGACGCACCACAACTTGACAAGCCCGAGTGGAAAGGCGGAGTGACACCTCCGGACGCTCCGATCTTGGAAAAACCGGAACTAGTGATCGATATTCCGGAGCCTAAACAAGACAAGCCAAACACACCAACCGGAACAACTGACAAGCCAAAGACACCAGCGCCAAAAGAAACACCAAAAGTCGAAGAAGTGAAAATCACTAATCGCGTGGAAAATCACGCGCAAAACACGCGAAACGAATCTGAAGAAACAGTCGAAGCGTACAGCGCACCAGCCACACTTCCTAATACGGGATCAGATTTTGGAATCGCGATCAGCCTCCTCGGACTATTGGGATTGAGCCTTGGAATTGCAGCAACGAAGAAAGAAAACTAAAAAGGAATAGAGGGGACTAATGGAACGAGAATTTGACCTACTACCACTTTTAGACCATATAGACCCCTCGATTCTGTCTTATCAAGAATGGATCAACGTCGGAATGGCCTTAAAGCACGAAGGGTATACAGCTTCCGATTGGGATAACTGGTCCTTACGAGATCCGGCCCGGTACCGTAAATTTGAGTGTTTCAAAAAGTGGGACACTTTCAACGAAGAAGCGGGCTCGATTGTGACAGGTGGGACGATTGTCCAACTAGCGAAAGATCACGGCTGGGTGAACCCATACTCAAGCGATAGCGAGGGCGCTCACGAACTCGATTGGAACGACACAATCGATCGGGACTATCGCGTCATTGATAAGAACTGGATCGAGGGGAAAGAGATTCATGAGCCTGCAAACTGGAATCCAGTACAAGAGATTATCAAGTATCTCGAGGCCTTGTTTGAATCGTCTGAAAATGTCGGTTATGTTACCGAGTCATATCCAAAAGTAAACGACGAAACGGGCGAAATTGAAAAATGGCTTCCAACGAAGGGAGCCTATGACCGAACAGCTGGGCAACTGATCGAGCAACTATCCAAGTGTAACGGCGATATTGGGGCGGTCCTCGGGGACTATCACAAGGAAGCGGGCGCGTGGATCCGATTCAATCCGTTAGATGGCAAAGGAGCCAAAAACGAAAACGTGACTGATTATCGGTACGCGCTGGTCGAATCGGACAGCATGAGCGTTGAGAAACAAAACGCGATCTATAAAGAGCTTGAATTGCCGATCGTGGCCCTTGTCTATAGTGGAAACAAGTCCTTACACGCGATTGTGAAAGTGGACGCGGGCAACTATGAAGAGTACAGAAAGCGCGTTGACTATTTATATAAGATATGCCAAAAGAACGGTATCTCGGTCGATACACAAAACCGCAACCCGTCGCGCTTGTCTCGTATGCCTGGATTCGAGCGAAACGGCCAGAAACAATTCCTTGTTGATACGAATATCGGGAAGCGTAACTGGGAAGAATGGTATCAGTATATCGAAGATCTTAACGACGATCTTCCAGATCCGGAAGGGCTGGGCGATAGCTGGGACAACCTCCCAGAGCTTGCGCCAGAGTTGATTGAAGGTGTCCTTCGCCAAGGGCACAAAATGCTGATCGCTGGGCCGTCAAAAGCCGGGAAGTCATTCAGCTTGATCGAAATGTCAATCGCAATTGCAGAGGGTAAGAAATGGCTTGAATGGAACTGTACGCAAGGTAAGGTCCTATATGTCAATCTTGAACTAGATCGTGCGTCATGTCTCCATAGATTCCGCGACGTGTACGAGGCAATGGGACTTCAGCCAAACAATCTCCAAAATATTGATATCTGGAACTTGCGCGGAAAGACTGTACCAATGGACAAGCTCGCGCCGAAGCTGATCCGTCGATCGCTCAAAAAGAACTATATAGCCGTCATTATTGACCCGATCTATAAAGTTCTTACGGGTGACGAAAACAGCGCGGATCAGATGGCGCACTTTACGAATCAGTTTGACAAAGTAGCGACAGAGCTCGGCTGCTCGGTGATCTATTGCCACCACCACTCAAAAGGTGCTCAAGGGGGCAAGAAATCAATGGACCGGGCCAGTGGTTCGGGCGTATTCGCTCGAGATCCAGACGCGCTGATCGACTTGGTGGAGTTGGACGTCACAGAGGAGTTATTCACTCAACAGATCAACCACACGGCCACTCGGATATACAAAGAGGCGCTGCAAACGTGCAACCTTAGATATTACCAAGAGGAAGTAAGCCTCGACGATCTCCAAAGTCCAGCAATCATGCGGACACACTTCGAGCAAGCAATTCCAAACGTACTCGATCGGAAGCCTTGGACGGATAAGATCGAACAAGCTCGTCGAGCGATCGAAATTTCGACAGCGTGGCGCGTGGAAGGCACTCTTCGAGAGTTTGCCAAGTTCAAGCCTATCAATATGTGGTTTAGCTATCCAGTACATTTTTTGGACGATTCGGGAGTCCTTGCTGATATCCAACTAGATGATGATAAACCGGGGTGGATGAAAGCTAAAGAAACTCGCAAAAAGAATGCGAAGGAAGACAAAAAGCAAAAACTCATAGAGTTTGACGAAGCTATTGAAAACGCAAATTTTGGCGAACCGCCTTCAAAAGAGGAAGTAGCTGAATATTTAGGAACATCTATAAAAACTGTCGAAAGACGGTTAAAAACATCAAAAAAATACTGGTTCGATAAAAATACGCTAACTATTTTAAATAAAGAAAATGCGACAGAACCATAAAAATATGGTTGTGTCCGAATAAGACAACACCATAAAATCATGGTTGTGTCTTTGTCTCAAAAAGGACAGACAAGACCATAAAAACATGGTCGTGTCCCGGACAATCATCTATATATTATATATATAGATAATGTCCCGTCGTCCATCATGTCCATACCTGTATAGACAGGGTTGCTTAAAACGCACCCTGTCATATACAAGGGTCATGGACTAAGCGCGAAAAATAAAATAAAAAAGAAAGGTAAAATAAAAATGTTTATTGCAACACAAGGAAAATTTATAAATGTCAATCATATAATTATGGTTGAAAAGATAGATACAAATTCTGCTAGGATTTTTTTGAGTCATCAAAACGAACCTATCGAAGTTGCTTTATCTTATGTAAGTATTTTAGGCAAAATACATAGAGCTCTTGGAATATTAGAAGAAGAGGATTCCTTATGATTGAGTTCTTTTTGCCGATGGAGAAAATTCCAACAACAACGCACCAGCAAAAAAAAGTAAACGTCAGAAATGGCAAGCCGATTTTTTACGAGCCCGAGGAGCTGAAAAATGCTCGAGCAAAATTTGAAAGTTTACTTGCGCGTCATGTACCACCAGACAAATTGAAAGGGCCGATCCGGCTCACAGTCAAATGGTGCTTCCCGATGATTAAGGGAGTACGAACTGGACAGTACAAGACGACCGCACCAGACACAGACAACCTTCAAAAGTTATTCAAGGATTGCATGACTGAGGTGGGTTTTTGGAAAAATGACGCAGAAGTCGCAAGCGAGATCGCTGAGAAGTTTTGGTCTGAGGTCGTGGGGATCTATGTCAGAGTGGAGGAGTGGGACGATGAATTATATACATTTCTTTAGCGTTGAGCTCCCGGACTTCATGGCACGAAATAACCAAGTCGCGCAAAGCCTCGGTTTTGGATCCGAGCGTTATTGGTTCTGGACCGTGGACGCAATCGCTGAAATTTGCAAAAAGTACAATGACGATGAATTAGTCGTAAAGCAATTCGGGCTCTTGTTTGAATGGCTCGAAGCTCAAGCGGAAGGAGTGGCACAATGAAAGAGAAGACGTACTATGAAAGTTCTGGAAGAGATGGAACGGAAAAATAGTTCGCAATATGAAACATTGTTAGAGTTGGGCGAGATCTGTTTTTCTTTGATCGCAGGAATAAACCAAGATCAAGTGCGAACTGTTCGAAAGACAGAAGTCACGCTCAATGGTAAAAATTATCAGATCACAATTGAGGAGCATAGCCCATGGAATACGTGAAATATGATTCAGAGCAGCGCGAGGAACTAAAAAAGAACCTTAGGCGCTTGATGGACGAACGAGGAGTCACGAAAGCCCAACTATCAAGAAAACTGGGCTGGTCCTATAATACGATCGATTATTGGTTAAGAGGCGATCGCGTACCCGACAAAACAGGAATCGAGGCTATATGCGATTGTTTCGGAATCGATGACGTGGAACTATTGGGATCTGAAATGAAAGTCCGCACGTTTGCTTATTATAAAAACGATACGCTACTCGCGTTCGGCACGATGGAAGAGATCTCGGAACAGACTGGCCGAAAGATCGAGTCATTGCGGAGCTTGCTTTGCAACTCGAAGCGATTCAACAAGACAACGAAAACATACATGATCGAGCTCGATGATAATCGACGGTATAAGCTGACGTTTAAACAATCGTTCACGATTGACGAGTTGAATCTAAAAGGGATTGGGTGGCTCTTAGATAGCCCACTCGTAGAAGTAGAAGAGGTGGAAGGATGAATAAAAAAGAGCTGATTGAGAGTATCAGTCATTTACCTTCAGATTGTAGCAGACCAAGACCGATGATTGATAAATTAACAACGTTGGAATTGATTAAGTTGCTAGACGAACCGCAGGAAGTAGAGATCCCAATGTTTGTGGCGGATTTTATCACAGAACAGAAAAAACTAGGTCATACGCTGTCCTACTCAATAGATGCATGCATGTCTGATAGAGTTGCAGAATGGTATTGGGATAATTCCGAACTCTTCGCTCTTTCTTGGGTCAATGGCTACACGGTCGAAAAAGAGAAGCAGTATTATGTAAGATTTAAAGGGATGGAAAGTGATGATTTTAATTACTTAAACTTTATCAAATTTCAACGCGCTTGGGTGTTATCGTCGTTAAAAATTGACAAGAAATTTCGTACAGAACACACTCGCAAAGAACTGGAAGAAGCAGGTTTTGGCTGGGTGTTTGATTGCCCAGGGATTGAGATTGAGGAGGTGGAAGGATGAATAAATTAGTATGCCCAAATTGTTATTCCACTTCTTCAGTACATCACCATACTGATTGGAAGTATATTGATAATCACACAGGTGGAACTAAACCAGTAAGTATTAGGCTTTGCTTAGACTGTAAGACATTATTTATTGATGATCGAAATTGGTAGAATAATGATAATATCAGATGAAGAATATATTAAATTTATAAAAGATGGACAAAAATTTGCTCTTGAGATTATGGAAGAATTATTTCCTGAGGATTATGAGGAGGAAGAAGAATGAGTAATTTATGGGAAGAAACTATTGAGTTTTTAAAGGAAAATGATAAAACTTTTGAGGATGTACTCTTTATCCAAGGAGACGACTTCAAGGTAACAAAAGAAAACTTTGAAAGTGTAGCTAAGAAGACAGATTATGACTCAGGCTTCGGTGCTCAACATGTACCAAAAGACCTTGTGCTAGTTGGTGAAGACTGGTGGATTGAGCGTTATGAGTATGATGGCGCTGAATGGTGGGATTTTAAGAGTATTCCAGCAAGAAAGCAGTACATGAAGAATATCACAAACCTACATAAAGGTATGTGGGATACCCTTAAAGAAATGAATGAGGAGTAAACATGACACGACCAAACAGATACCCATACACTAGAAGTCAATGGGAAGAAGAAACAACGCTGGTATGTTATGGTGACGGCACTAGTTTAAAGACGTTAGTCGAAAGTAATCGAATAACTGGTGTGATTAATGTTAGTTTACAATGCGAGTGAGGAAAACTAATGGACTTACAAAACTTAATCTATTTACTACTCGCACTGGTCTGGCTCTCTGGTTTGATCTGGGCCAGTGTGATAGCTTTTAGAAACAGAAAAACCAACGATAAAACAACGTTAAAAATTAACGAAAACCTAAATATAAATGTCGGCAAGATGAACGCGAGTAAACTGACAACTACTGATATTAGAAAGGGCAAGCAATGACGAATAATGATAAGCTAATACGTGCGAATTTTGCGTTTATCCTTTTCGTCCTAATCGCTGTATGCGTCAACCTTAACTCACGGGTCCGGGTGCTTGAAACGAGCAACAGCGAGCTTCAACGAACGATCCAAACACAAAAGGACGAACTCGAGAAAGCTGAAGAAAAAAATATCATGCAAGACGTGATTATTAATAAATTGAACACTGATTATAATTCACGTATGAGCCAACAATTACAGGAAGTCGCCGATGAAAACGGTGTGGGGGGATAGTGTGAAAGTTTATGTCGTAAGAAAGTATAACAAGCTGACGCGCTGGGATTGCAATCATTCGGCAACATTCGAGGAGTTTGAATTTAAAACAAAAGCCGAAGCGTTGGAATTCCGAAACAGCCAAAAAAGAGGCGTCTTTGACATTTACGAGAAAGAAGCATAAAGCCCAGTTAGGGCTAGAAAGGAGGGGAGTTTGAGAATTGAAACAAGATACGGATATCTTATAGACGCGCTTCGACGCTACCCGTTTGACAAAGAGATCAAAGAGCGAATCGAAGAGATCACTTTTCCTTATCAAAATTTTGACGAGAATTGGTTTATAAAAAGCAAGGCAGCAACTAACACGCCAGAGGCTCTAAAAAACGTGATCCTAAAAGAAAATGATCCGGAACTAATCCGGCTGTACACACTCGCAGAAGCGATTACAGAATACACAAGCGAGTGTGAAGAAAAAGTCTGGGAGGCGATCAAATGCTTATATGTGACACGGTCAAAAAACGTCGAAGGCGTGGCCCTCGAGCTCTTTATGTCAAAGAATTCAGTTTACAGGAATATCATAAAACCGTTCTTTGAAGGGCTGGAAAAGAAATATACAAGTATTTTTTTAAAAAGTCGCTAAAAGTTGGGAAAAGTGCACAAAAAAAGGTGATAAAATTGTATTATCGGAAGATTGAAGGAAACGACGATCTTCATTGCGGACGACAGGACAAGCCAACAGTTACAGCAGCACGTTTTTACTTTTCATAAAAAAACTTTCCCAGTTTGTGGAGTCTCCTTATATTTTTTAAAAATTTTTTCGTTTCGGCGGTTCGATTCCGCCCGTCCGCTTTTGGTAAGGTTCTTTTAGTTCTTCCCCTTGCCATACATTTCTATACTCTATACTTTTCTTTTCAGTCTCACTCCTATTCCTTTCTGAGTGAGACTGTTTTTTTGTAAAAGAAAAAAGAACGGTGAGAAATTCTCGATCTAACAAAATTAAACAGTAAAGGAGGGGAGGCGATGGCCGGGATTGACAACTTAATACCAAACGAGCAGCGAACGCCCGAAGAACGCCGACGGAATGCCCGAAAAGCCGGTATCGCCTCCGGCAAGGCTCGAAGGGAGAAAGCGGACCTAAAGAAGAAAGTCAATCAAATTTTGGAAATGGACGTCTTCAGTCCGCAGCTAAAAGAAATGCTCGAAGAGAAAGGTTTGAGCGCAACAAATCAGACAGCGATCGCGACGGTTCTTTTGCAGAAGGCGCTGAAAGGTAATATGCGAGCGATTGAGCTTCTGGCCAAGATGAACGGCAACGAAGGCACGAAAGACGCTCTTGATAAGAAAGAGCAAAAAGAGCGCGTTAAGGCAATGCAGCTTGAGAACAAGAAACGCGAGCAAGCTCTTGAGGGTGGCATGGCGTCCGAGGATATCATGGCCGATTATTTCGAGAAGCTGGAAGGAGTGATTCAAGATGGCACTTGATCGACTGTACACAGATAAACAGATCGGGATCTTGCGTCGTTCTCTTTCTCGTGATTGGTACATGATGATAAACCATGGCGCAGTACGGGCCGGGAAAACCAAGCTAGACAATGATCTTTTCTTAATGGAGCTGAAGCGCGTTAAGAAAAATGCTGCTAAAGTGGGGGTTCAAAAGCCCATGTACATTTTAGGCGCTGTATCGTCTGGGACGTTACAAACAAACATATTACGCGAGATCACAGACGCTTACGGGCACGAGTTCCAGTTTGACCGACACGGGAATTTTACTCTTTTCGGCGTATACGTTGTAACGACGTTTACGGGGTCCATAGCGGGCCTTAAAGCTATTCGGGGTATGACGGCCTTCGGGGCATACGTTAACGAGGCCACGCTCGCGAATAAAGAGGTTTTCGACGATATCTTAAAACGTTGCTCGGGTTATGGCGCGCGTATTATATGCGATACCAACCCGGACCACCCGAAACACTGGCTAAAAGTCGATTATATCGACAAGGCAGACGATGAAAAGATTATCGCGAATCATTTTACAATCTTTGATAACACGTTCTTAAATCAAAGATACGTGGACAACTTGATCGCGACAACGCCTTCCGGTATGTTTACCGAGCGCGGGATATATGGCAAGTGGGTGATCGGTGAAGGTGCGGTCTATCGTGACTTCAAAGAAGATATGTATATCAAGAAAGCGCCCGAGCATTTTGCGAAGATTTACGCAGGCGTGGACTGGGGGTACGAGCACTGGGGCTCTATCGTGGTCGTGGGTCAAACTGAGGCCGGCGATGTGTATATCTTGGAAGAACACGCGCACCAGTACAAAGAGATAGACTTCTGGGTTGATATCGCAAAAGATATCAAAGCGCGGTATGGCGATATATTCTTCTGGGCTGATAGTGCACGGCCCGAGCACGTCGGACGGTTTAACCGTGAAAGGCTCAAGTGCTTTAATGCGTATAAGTCGGTATTATCTGGAATTGAAGAGGTGGCCAAGCTGATGAAAGCTGGTCGCTTTTTTGTCGTTTCGAATAAGGTCCGCAAGTTCAAAGACGAGATCTATCAATACGTCTGGAACGAGCGCACAGGCGAACCACTGAAAGAGCACGACGACGTACTAGACGCGGTAAGATACGCGATCTATTCGCAGCACGTATACGATACGAGCAGCACAGTAAAAGAGCGTATGACCAGCGCGCAATATTATTTCTAAAGGGAGGAATAAGAGGAATTGAAATTCTTAAAAGGACGGCGTTTCGACGAGAACGCGAATCGTCAATTCATCATGACGGCCGAAGATTTCGAAACGATCGAATACGAAGGCCAGAAATGGATCGAGCGTCTAAAAAACTATATCGGAACGCACAGATCCGAGCAATTGGACCGGTTGAAAGAGCTGAAACGCTATTATCTCGCTGATAATAATATCAAGTATCGCGAGGCAAAAAGCGATCCATACAGTGCAGATAATCGAATCGCGAGCGACTGGGCGAAGTACATTGCTATTTTTGAACAAGGCTATATGTTGGGGAACCCGGTCGAATACAAGAACGAAAACGCGGAGATCCAGAAACAGATTGACCAGTTTTCAAAGCAAAACAACGAGAAGGACCACAACGTCGCGATCAAGACAGATCTCGCGATCTATGGACGTGCTTACGAGCTTTTGAACACGTTTCAAGACGAAGACGGCACGGTTTGGGTCAAGCTCTATCGTATGGATCCAGAGCAGACTTTTGTCATTTATGACGATAGCTACGAACAACGGTCTTTGATGGCTATCAATTATTACTCTATCAGTTACGGTAACGGACATAAACGCGATTTTGTAAAAGTCTATACCAGTAACGCTATTTATGAGTATGTGGACGATAACCAAGACACGGACACACTTCATCTCAAGGATACGAGCGAGCATTTCTTTAATGGCGTACCAGTAAATGAGTTTAGCAATAACACGGACCGGACAGGGGCGTTTGAAGCTGTACTGGACTCTATCGACGCTTACGACTTGTCACAGTCAGAGCTTGCAAACTTCCAACAAGACAGTAACGAGGCTCTTTTGGTGATTTCTGGTAACCCGTTTACCGGGGTCGATGATAAAGACTTTTTAGACGATGGCCGAATCAATCCAAACGGTCGCCTTGGGGTGTCTCAAGCGTTTAAAAAAGCTAAAATCTTAGTTCTCGACGATAACCCGATACCGGGTGGATCAAGCCCGAGCGCGAACTATCTCGTTAAAACATACGACACGGCCGGAGCTGAGGCGTATAAGGAACGGCTAGTTCAAGATATCATGCGTTTCACGTTTACGCCAGATACGACAGACAGCAATTTTGCGGGCACACAGTCGGGCGAAGCAATGAAATATAAGATGATGGCAGCGGATAACTATCGCGGTAAGCAAGAGTTACTTTTTGAAAAAGGCCTCATGCGTCGTTTGCGTTTAGCTGTCAATATCTGGAAGATCAAGGGCAACGATTCCGACAATTACAATCTTATCAATGAGACGGACGTCGTATTTACGCCAAACTTACCACAAAACGACGCTGAAATGGTAGCTATTGCCAAAAATCTTTATGGCGTGGTGAGTGAACAAACGATTGTCGAGATCCTTGAGCAAGTGACCGGGGTCAACGCAGAGGCAGAGCTGAAACGTATGAAAGAGGAAACGGAAAAAGCGCTTGAAATGCTCCCACGAATCGAGCCACAAGCCGGCGAGGTAGCAACAGATGAAGAAGCTGAAGATAAGCGCCCATGATGAATACTGGGAAGCACGCGCCCGTGAGATATTCGAATACGTTGATAGAAAAGATATAGACTTTTTCGCCGAATTGGAAAAAACTTATCGCAACGAGGCGGTAAGGCTTCAAAAGTCATTGTTCGACTTTTATACAAAGTACGCTGAAGATCACGAACTCACTTACCAAGACGCAACGAAGCGCCTTCGAGGTGAGGATCTTAGCGACTATGTGGACAATGCGACGTTATACCGCGAGCAGGCCGAAAAGGATCCAGAGCTATTGAAGCGATTGAATCAACAATACGCGTCAGCTCGAGCGATCAGAATCGAGGCTTTGCAGCTGGAAGCTATCCACAGGCTCGGAGTGCTCACAGGAGCGCTTCATAAGAGCTTCGAGAAGTATTTATTCAACGTTGCCGAATACGCGTACAGAAAGGCTATGGGAGGCCGTACAGGCGCGGTCAATCGTCCAGCGTTTGAAGAAATTATCAAGACGCCGTTCAATGGTCGGAACTATTCCGAGCAACTTTGGGGCAATACCGACAGCCTCGCGCAAAAGCTGAAAGAAGTATTTAAACAAGGCTTCATACGTGGAGACAGCCCGCAAGAGATGGCCCGTGAGATTCGAAAAGAATTTAACGTGGCACGTTCGCGAGCTGAAACGCTAGTCCGTACGGACGCGACGGCCGTCATAAATCGGGCCACTATCAAACGCTATCAGAAAGCTGGTCTTGAATACTATCGGATCTTGGTCGTGCTGGACGATCGGACAACTCAAATTTGCCGGCGAATTGCACAGGAAGACAAGCTCTATAAACTCGAGGACGCGCAAGTCGGGGTGAATATGCCCCCGTTCCATTATAATTGCCGGTCTACGATTATGCCGGACGAGAAAGAAATAGGAGAGGAGGGATCGAGTGATTAATATCTGGGATATGGTATCTTACACAGCGGGCCTTTTCTGCTTTGCCTTTCTGGTCGTGGCAGGTTGGGCCGTACTTGCTGGAATGATCGAAGGTATCATAAAGAGTATCAAACAGTCACGAAGTGACAAGGAGGAAAAATAATGAATGAATGGCAAAAACGTTTTGTGAAAGAATATCATGAATTGAGAGGACGTTTCGCGAAATTAGACGAAATGATCCAAAGATATGAAAAAGGACAACTCGAATTTGAACCGAAATGCCCTATCGATTTATTAAAACGCCAGCGTTCTGTTATGTGGGAATATCTTTCAGTCTTAGAACAACGGGCAAAAATTGAAGAAATTAAACTGTAAGACTGTATAAAATACAGTCTTTTCTTTTTGTCCAGACTATGCGGAGGACGTTAAAAGCTGCATTGTTTCGTCGCCGGACGTAAAGCGAGAAAATCGGGTGACGGCGTAACCGTCGGAGGAAAAATATGTCAGAAAATACACAAGCAGTTGAGACTGAAGCTATTGAGCAAGACGTCACTCAAGAAGAACAAGTCGAAACCAAGCAGGAAAAGGCAGAACGTACCTTTACACGCGCAGAGTTTGGAAAAGCAATCGCAGCCGAAGTTGCTAAAGCACGGGCAAGCTGGGAAGCAGAGCAAGCTGAAGCAATCGAAAAGGCCAAAAGCGAAGGCGAACGTCTCGCGAAGCTGACCAAAGACGAACGCGCGAAAGAAGAGGAAGCAAAACGGATCCAAGCGATCGAAGAACGCGAGCGAGCTCTTGCAATTAAAGAAATGCGCGTGGCCACTCAAACGTTATTGAGCGAAGAAGGACTTCCGGGCGAGTTTATTGATTTTGTGATTGATGAGACAGCCGAAGCCACAAAAGAGAAGATCGGCACGTTGCGAAAAATCTTTGATAAGGCAGTAGAAACCCGCGTTGATGAACGTTTGACACAGAAAGCGCCTCGCAAGGGTACAGGCCCAGTATCTATGACGAAAGCGGAGATCATGGCTATTGAAAACGACGAAGAGCGTCAAGCAATGATCGCTGCAAACATTGGACTATTTAAAAATTAGAAAGGGCTATTAAAATATGGCTGAAACAAAACTAACAACCATGAACGACTTGGGCGAAATTAAATCAATCGATTTCGTCAATAAGTTCTCTAAAAATATCAATGACTTACTTCGACTTTTGGGCGTTACACGTCGCCAAGAGTTGACAAATGACCTTAAAATCCAAACTTACAAATGGACAGCGGACGTTGACACAACTAAAACTGCTGAAGGTGAAACAATTCCGCTTTCTAAAATGACACGCGCGAAGGACCAAGAATACACAGTAGAATGGTTCAAGAAACGCCGTGCTGTATCAGCGGAAGCGATCGCACGTCATGGTGCGTCACGCGCTATCACAGAAGCAGATACACGCTTGCTTCGCGAAATTCAAAACGGAATCAAAGACGACTTCTTAGCGTACCTTAAAAAGACAAAAACAAAAGTTACAGGGAAAGGGCTTCAACAAGCTCTCGCGAACAGCTGGGGCAAATTGACTACTTTCAACGAGTTCGAAGGCTCTCCGCTTGTTTCTTTTGTGAACCCGCTCGATGTGGCTGAATACCTTGGATCAACAGCCGTTGCGTCCGACGCTTCAAACGTTTTCGGGTTCACACTTCTTCAAAACTTCCTCGGTATGCAAAACGTTATTGTTATGCCGTCATGCCCACAAGGTAAGATCTATACCACAGCCGTTGAAAACCTTGTTTTCGCTTACTTAAACGTTTCTGGTGGAGATCTTGGCGGATTGTTTGCGGACTTCACAGACGAAACAGGTTTGATTGGTGTGGCGCGTGATCGTCACTTGAATAACTTGACTTTCGAGTCTGTATTCTTCGGAGCAAACGTTCTCTTTGCTGAAATTCCGGACGGTGTGGTAGAAGCTACAATCCAAGCGCCAGCGTCAGCAGTAGCAGCCTAGTTTTAGGAGGGGGTAGCGATGGTGGCAATCAATATCGATCAAGTAACGGAAGAGCTTCGACTTTTAAAGGGTATTCCCAAAGCTGACCAAGAACAAGACGATCTTTTGGCCCTTATTGTACGGGATAGCTTCGAGCGTATGATCGCTT